GGGGGGTCATACACATGTGTATCGCGGCGGGAAGGGCGAGGGGGCACCCCCCTGAATGTCAGATGGGACTCCGGCCCACGCTCTTACTTAGTAATCTCGACAAACAAATACCCCTGCCCAAAGCCATCCACTGAGTGACAAAGTCAAACACCCCCCGTCACTCTTTCCAAACCAGACCCCCGGGGGTATATTTTATTTTTCAGGAGCCTGCTGTGACTGCGGAAGTCTTAGCTTTCCCCAAGAAGCACGTAGAGCTAGCCGACACCGAAGAGGACCTGCACGGACCGCCGGGACACATAGACGCGTGGGTGTGCTTGCCGTGCGACGAGGACCCGGAAGTGAACCCTTACGGCAAGTTTTGCTTCTACGTCACGCGCGAAGGCGTCCACTGCTGGACATGCCATGCTGTGCAGTATTTTACTTGAAGACATTACAAACTACGCGGTATAGCGGGACCACTGGGGCTGCTTCGCAGCTGCTTACACAAAGACAAATCAGTGGTCGAAATAGAGCCCACACGAGAACACCGCGTCCCTTATGACGTCAGTGACGACACGACCGGGTCGTTTCTTGAGGAAATGGCGGTGGCAGGCAACACTGCTGAAGTGCAGCAGGCGCTGGGCGCTGGGCTGGGCATGAAACCAGACCTCGACTTCGCCAAAGACCACGACAAGAAGTTCACAGCGGCCCTGAAAAGCCAAGATTATGCTGCCATGCGCGACCCTGCGATGGCCTTGACTACGGCTTCTTTCCTGCGGACCTACGGAAGCCAGTTGGCTATGGACGCAGTGGGTATTCGGACGGCCATTACCAACAAACTGGTCGAGATTGCCGACTGCGGCGACACCAAATACGAGCTGAAAGCGCTGGAACTGCTGGGCAGGCACTCCGACATCGGCCTGTTTACCGAACGCAGTGAGGTCACCATCAACTACAAGAGCCCCGGCGAGCTTGAAAGTGCCATCCGTGACCGGGTTCAGCGCCTGCTTAGCGCAAACATCATCGACGTAACCCCAACAAAACAAGCAACAAACCCGACACACGACATCTTTGACGAGCCGATCACGGCTCCCGTTGCAAAACGCAGGCCAGCTTCCCCGCCGCCTGAAGGTGCCTGATGGGCTACAGCGCCGCCTCGCTAAAAGACATCGAGAAGGTCCTCCCGCTGCTGACCATGCGGGAGCAAGAGCAGCTTTTGGCCGAGCTGGACAAGCTGACGGAGATGCGCGAGCAGGAACAGGCCCAGAAAAGGTTCGTGCCGTTCGTCAAGCAGATGTGGCCCGGGTTCATTGACGGCAGACACCACAACATCATCGGCGAGGCCTTCGAACGGGTGAATAACGGCACCCTGAAGCGGCTCATCATCTGCATGCCGCCACGACATACGAAGTCAGAGTTCGGCTCCTTCCTGCTTCCCGCATGGTTTTTGGGTAATCATCCCGGCAAAAAGGTCATTCAAGCGTCACACACTGCAGAGCTGGCCGTGGGCTTCGGTCGTAAGGTGCGTAACCTCGTCGACACCGACAGATACCGCAAGGTTTTCCCCGACCTGCAGCTGCAGTCCGACTCCAAGGCCGCTGGACGCTGGAACACCAGTGCAGGCGGCGACTACTTCGCCATTGGTATCTCGGGTGCCGTCACCGGTAAGGGCGCTGACGTGCTCATTATCGACGACCCGCACTCCGAGCAGGAAGCTGCGCTGGCCGAGGTGAACCCGGAAATCTACGACAAGACCTACGAGTGGTTCACTTCCGGCCCCCGACAGCGCCTGCAGCCCGGTGGGGCTATCGTTATCATCATGACGCGCTGGTCCAAGCGGGACCTTGTGGGGCGCGTGCTGGAGGCCGCTGCACAGCGGGGTGGTGAGGACTGGGAGGTCATTGAGTTCCCGGCCATCCTGCCGTCAGGCAAGCCGACGTGGCCAGAGTTCTGGCCGCTGAAGGAACTGGAGGCCCTGAAGGAAGAACTGCCTAACTCCAAGTGGATGGCGCAATACCAGCAGCAGCCGACCAGCGACACCAGCGCCATCATCAAGCGCGAGTGGTGGCAGAAGTGGCCACACGAGGACCCGCCAGACATCGAGTTCACCCTTCAGTCGTGGGATACGGCGTTCGAGAAGTCACAGCGGTCCGACTACTCAGCACTTACTACGTGGGGTGTTTTCTATAAGGACGACCCCGATACCGGGACAAAACAGGCCAATATCATCCTGCTGAACGCCTTTCGGGAGCGCATGGAGTTCCCGCGCCTGAAGCAGAAGGCGATACAGGAATACAACGAATGGCAGCCGGACAGCGTCATCATCGAGAAAAAGGCCTCCGGTGCGCCACTTGTGTATGAAATGCGGGCTATGGGCATCCCTGTGCAGGACTTTACCCCCACTAAGGGCAACGACAAGATTAGCAGGCTCAATGCCTGCAGCGATATCTTTGCCTCCGGCAGGGTCTGGGCACCCAACACCCACTGGGCAGAGGAGGTCATCGAGGAGGTGGCCAGCTTCCCGGCGGGCAGCCACGACGACTACGTAGACAGCACCTCCATGGCTCTCATGCGGTTCCGCAAGGGTGGCTACATCAGCACTAATCTCGACGAGCCAGAGGAAGTGCGTTACTTCAAGAGTAACCGCAGCAAGGGATATTACTGATGGCTGACATCGACAAAGCGCTTAACCCTGCCCCCATGGGTCTGGATGCGTTGGAAGACCTGCCGATGCTCGACGGCGACGAGCCCATGCTGGAGATCGAGATTGAGATCGAGCGCGAAGAAGCCGAGGACATGAACGACGACCTCGACGAGGAGGAGGCCGAGGAGTTCAACGAGAACCTAGCCGAGGACATGGACAACGACGTCCTTGAGGCCCTTGCTGGTGACCTGCTGGGTGAGTTCGAGGACGACATCAGCTCCCGCAAGGACTGGATACAGACCTACGTCGACGGTCTGGAGCTTCTGGGTATGAAGATCGAGGAGCGGACGGAGCCGTGGCCCGGCGCGTGCGGTGTCTACCACCCACTGCTGAGCGAAGCACTGGTCAAGTTCCAAGCTGAGACCATGATGGAGACCTTCCCGGCAGCGGGGCCGGTCAAGACGCAGATCATCGGCAAGAAAACGCCGGAGAAGAAGGACTCTGCCGAGCGCGTGCAGGTCGACATGAACTACCAGCTGACCGAGCGCATGGTGGAGTATCGCCCGGAGCATGAGCGCATGCTGTGGGGCCTTGGACTGGCAGGCAATGCGTTCAAGAAAGTATACTACGACCCCAACCTGCAGCGCCAGACCTCGCAGTTTATCCCTGCGGAAGACATCGTTGTCCCCTACGGGGCCTCTAACCTGCAGACCAGCGAGCGCGTGACCCACGTCATGCGCAAGACCCCCAACGAGGTGAAGAAGCTGCAGAAGGCTGGCTTCTACCGTGAGGTCGAGCTTGCGGAACCCACTAACACCTTCGACGAGGTGGAGAAGAAGATCGCCGAGCAGATGGGGTTCACTGCCTCATCGGACGACCGCTACAAGCTGCTGGAAATGCACGTCGACTTGGACCTGCAGGGTTACGAGGACGAGGACGACGGCAAGCCCACGGGCATCGGCCTGCCTTACGTGGTCACTATCGAGAAGAGCACGTCGACCATTCTGGCTATCCGCCGCAACTGGAACCCGGACGACGAGAACAAGGCCAAGCGCAACCACTTCGTCCACTACTCCTACATCCCGGGCTTTGGCTTCTATGCCTTCGGCCTCATCCACCTGATCGGTGCGTTCGCCAAGTCCGGCACGGCGCTTATCCGTCAGCTGGTCGACGCGGGTACCCTGTCTAACCTGCCGGGTGGCTTCAAGACCAAGGGGCTACGGGTCAAGGGGGACGACACACCCATCGGTCCGGGTGAGTGGCGTGACGTGGACGTGGCCAGCGGGACCATGCGCGACAACATCATGCCGCTGCCCTACAAGGAGCCTAGCCAAGTCCTCTACACCCTGCTGGGGACTATTGTTGACGAGGGGCGTCGGTTCGCCAGCGCTGCTGACCTCAAGGTCAGTGATATGTCGGCGCAGTCTCCCGTGGGCACGACGCTGGCTATCTTGGAGCGGACGCTCAAGGTTATGTCCGCTGTGCAGGCGCGCATCCACTATTCGATGCGTCAAGAGTTCCGGCTGCTCAAGGACATCATCCGGGACTACACCTCGGACGACTACCAGTATGACCCCGAGGACGGCACGCGTAGCGCCAAGAAAGACGACTACGACGCGGTTGATGTCATCCCGGTAAGCGACCCTAACGCCGCTACAATGGCGCAGAAGGTCGTGCAGTACCAAGCCGTCATGCAGATGGCTCAAGGGGCTCCGCAGCTCTACAACCTGCCTTACCTGCACAGGCAGATGCTGGACGTGCTGGGCGTGCGCAACGCAGAGAAGCTCATCCCCATCGACGACGACCTCAAGCCGACAGACCCCGTGTCGGAAAACATGAACATTATCAACGGCAAGCCGGTCAAGGCGTTTATCTACCAAGACCACGACGCCCATATTGCCGTGCACATGGCGGCTATGCAGGACCCACAAATCCAGCAGATCGTCAGCAAGAGCCCTAACGCCATGGCTATGATGGCTGCGGGGGCGGCACATATCTCGGAACACGTGGCATTCGCCTACCGCAAGAAGATCGAAGACGCGGCTGGTGTGCCCTACCCGGCCCCGGACGCGGAGATGGACGAGGACACGGAACTGGAGATTTCCCGTCTGGCAGCAGCGTCGGCGTCCAAGGTCCTGCAGGAGAGCCAGCAAAAAGCTCAACAGCAGCAGGCCCAGCAACAGGCTCAGGACCCCATCGTGCAGATGCAGCAGGTGGAGCTGCAGCTCAAGGGCAGGGAAGTCTCGGTCAAGGAGAACGACCTCAAGATCAAGCAGCAGAAGGTCCTCGTCGACGCAGCGGCGGAAAAGGACAGGCTGGACATCGAGCGGGAGCGCATCGCGTCACAAGAGCGCATCGCTGGCCTGCAGGTCGGGGCCAAGGTCGCTACAGCCAAAGGTCAGCTTGAGTCAAAAGACAAGCTGGACGGCATGCGTCTCGGGGTCGAAGTGGCCAAGGAAACCGAGGCCATGAAAGTGCGTAACCAACAACCCGTGGCTCCGCAAACAGAGCCCGCAACCGGAGAAGACTGATGGACAGCAGTGTCCTTAGATACATCGTAGACCGCATCGACGAGGAGATCGCCAAGTCCAGCACGTCGCTGGGTGAAGGCAAGGCGACGGACTACGGAGACTACAAGTGGCGCTGCGGCATCGTCCGGGGCTACCTGCTTGCAAAAGGCATCATGATGGATGTCACAGACCACATGGAGAACGACGATGGCTAAGCCAAAACTTATCCTTCCAGAACACTACGCCCAAGACAAAGACGACCCCATTGCCGAGGAAGCTACCGCCCGCGCAGCCAAACAGCTGCCTGACCCCAGTGGCTACCGCATCCTGTGCAGCATCCCGCAGATCGACAAGGCCTACGAGAGCGGCCTGCTGAAAGCGGACATCACGGTGCACAACGAGGAGCTGCTCACCACGGTGCTGTTCGTCGTCAAGCTTGGACCCGACTGCTACGGCGACAAGACCCGGTTCCCATCAGGCCCGTGGTGCAAGGAAGGTGACTTCGTCCTCGTCCGCCCGCATGCGGGCACGCGTGTCAAAATCCACGGCATGGAGTTCCGGATTATCAACGACGACGCAGTGGAAGCTGTGGTCGAGGACCCGAGAGGTGTGCGCCGTGCTTAACAAGGGAACTTACACCCCTGCTGTAAAAGCGTGGCGTGAAGCTAACGCGGACAAGGTTCGTGCTACCAAACAGCGTTACCGGGCTTCTGCTAAAGGTAAAGCCGCAAAACATAAAGACGACCAGTTGTTCAAAGCTTCTGGCGGGCGAGCGGAAGCCGAGAAGCGCCGCGCGGAAAAACCTTTATCACCTGCGCGAAAAGCTGCTCGCGTCAGGTGGCGGAAAGCGAACAAAGCTTTCTTTGCCGCAAATATTGCGCACCGACGCGCGCTAGCACGACGCCCAGTTACAGGAGGTCCAGCAGAACAGGCAGAGGTCGAAGGTTTCTACTTCTTCTGCCAACTGTTCCCGGGCTTTGAGGTGGACCACGTAATCCCCCTCAACGGAAAAGACGTATGTGGTCTGCATACACCAACCAACCTGCAGGTTCTCACCAAAACCCAGAACAGAAGCAAGGGTAACAAAGTTTGTCTGGACCACATCCAGCCGGACCCGGTTGCCATCATTTACTGCTAACGCCCCAAGGAGGCGCACATGACTGACCCTAACAACGAGACAGACTTCGAAGACGACGACTTCGCTGGCTTTGAAATCGAAGACGATGACGCAGAAGCCGTAGACATCGAGGAAGTCGATGACACCCCGGAGGAAGACCGGGGCCGCGCGCCCATGCCCAAGGAGCTTGTTGAAGAGCTTGAGGCAGATGACCTTGGCGAATACAGCGAGAAGGTCAAACAGCGGCTGAAGCAGCTGAAGAAGGTGTGGCACGACGAGCGACGCGAGAAAGAACGCGTCCAGCGTGAGCAGGAAGAGGCCGTCAACGTCGCCAGACGGGTGCTCGACGAGAACCGCGCCCTGAAGAACACGCTGTCAGTAGGGGAAACCCGGCTGCTCGACAGCTACAAGGCTGCGGCTGACCGTGACATGGCTGCTGCCCGCCGTGACTACATCGCGGCCCACGAGACCGGGGATAGCGAAGGTCTGGTTGCAGCACAAGAACGCATCACTGCTGCAGCCATGAGGACGCAGCAACTAAATGACTACAAACCGTCTTTACAGCAGCCACAAGAGCAAGTATACCAACCCCAAGTCGCGCCGGAACAACCGCGTGTGGACCCTAAAACGGAAGCGTGGCAAAAGCGCAATACGTGGTGGGGTACAGACGCTGAAATGACCGCCGCCGCTCTCGGGCTTCACCAAAAGCTTGAGCAACAGCACGGCAAAGCATTTGTCGGGTCTGACGAATACTGGCGCTCCGTGGACACCACGATGCAGCGCAGGTTCCCGGAGTATTTCGGGGACTCGAAGCCCGCCAAGGGCGAAAAACGACGTCCATCGACGGTCGTTGCTCCGGCTACGCGAAGCACTGCTTCCCGTAAGGTCGTACTCACAAAGTCGCAAGTAGCTCTGGCCAAGAAGTTCGGGTTG